CCGACGGCATTGTGCGGATTCACCAGCGGGTCAACTGCGTGACCGGCGAGCAGGTGCGCCTCGACGCGCCCGCTGAGATCCACCATGACGACGTGGACTGGCTGCTGGATCTCTGGTTGGAGACGGACCGGCTCGACTACGAGCTGTGGCGGGTAGGCGTGTCATGATCGCCAGCCTGCACGCGCTCTGGAACGACCTGTGGCCGAACACGGTCGCGCCGTCGGCCTGGACGCTGCTCGCCGTGGTCGCCAGCCACGTCAGGGCCGCCAGGCAGCGCGAGCGGCACCACCAGGACATGAAGCAGCACGTCACCAACGCGGCAGGAGGCAGCGATGGCAACGACCACAGTGAAGCCTGACGGCACGGTCATCGTCGACACGGGCGAGCACGCCGCCAAGGCCACCTGGGACGGCGAGAGCGTCGCCGGCGTCCTCGTCAAGGCGTCCGACGAGCGCCGCTACACGCTCACCGTCGCCTACCCCGCCGACCGGGCCGACGTGGGCGTCGCAGCCGACGGGCACCGCGACTTTGCCAGCAAGGCAGCCGTCGAGGACGCCGCCTGGAACTACCTCATCAAGGGCGGCAAGGTCGGCCTGTGGCACGCGGACGGCACCGACGGCGCGGGCCAGGTCGTCGAGAGCTACGTCTACCGGGGCCCGGACTGGGCGCTCGACGTCGGCGGCGTCGCGGAGTACGTGGTGAAGTCCGGCGACTGGCTCGTCGGGATCGTGTGGGACGAGCCGTCGTGGGAGCTGGTCAAGGCCGGCAAGATCGGCGGCGTGAGCATGCAGGGCAGCGCCAGGCGCAGGACGCCGACCGCTGAGGCAATCGCGGCGCTAAGGGGCCAGGATGGACGTTGAGATCAGCGAGATGGAGAAGATCGACGCTGACCGCATGGACGGCGTCGGCGGCCCCGCCACGGGCATCCCGATCCTGCTCATGAAGAGCCTGCCCGAGCCGGCCGAGAAGGACTGGGCCCAGTGGGACGCCGCGCACGAGGGCGGCGGGAAGGGCAAGCCGTCGGCCGCCGGCGACAGCAAGGCGAGCGCGGCCGACGCGGTGGCCCGCGCCAAGCAGACCATCGCCGACCACAAGGCCGGCAAGAAGGTCAGCGCCGCCGAGCTGAAGAACGCCCACGAGGTCCACGAGGCGCACCTGGCGCACGAGGCGAAGCTGAAGGCGGACGCGGAAGCGAAGGCGAAAGCCAAGGGATCGTCCGCCAAGCCAGCGGCCAAGCCCGCAGGGAAGCCCGGTGCAGCGGCAGCCGCGGGCACAGCCGCCGCGTCCGCCCTCACGTCGAAGAAGGAAGTCGCCAAGGGCACGCGGGACTGCCCCAAGTGCGAGAAGTCCTACGACGCCGACCACGAGGGCAGCACGTGCGAGAACTGCGGCACGGACCTGCCCGACGCGCCCGCGTCCAAGGCCGCTGACGACCGCGAGGCCGCCAAGTCCCTCGTGCGAGGGATTATCGCCAAGGCGGTCGGCGCGGACGGCGAGGTCGACGAGGAGCCCGACATCGCCGGCGGCACCGACGTGCTGGCCCGGATCGCGGACCTGATCATCGCCGAGGCCCAGGAGCTGAAGGCCGGGCAGGCGGGGGAGATCGCCGACATCCTCGAGCTGGCGTGCGCGGCGGAGAGGATCTGGTGCTGGCGCACCGGCGAGGAGTCGGTGGCGTCGGGCTCGGTGATGCCCGCGACGGCGCTCATGCAGTCGGCGGCAGACGTCGAGAAGGCCGGGCCGACGGCCGAGGAGCGCCGCCAGGCCGCCAGCGAGGGCAACGCGCTGTCCGACGGCAGCTACCCGATCCGCAACGAGCACGAGCTGCACGCCGCGGCGATTCTCGCCCGTAGCGGGCACGGCGACGTCGAGGGCGCCAAGCGGCTGATCTCGCGCCGCTCTAAGGAGCTGGGCGTGAAGAACCCGCTCGAAGACGACGGCGACGCGAGCAAGAGTGCGGGCGAAGGCAAGATTGCAGAGGACGGCAAGACCATGGATACTGTGACACAGGAAACCGGCGGCCTGGCCAAGGCCGTTGAGGACGCTGTAGCAAAGGCCACGGGCCCGCTAGAGGAGCGCATCAAGGCGCTCAGCGAGGACCTGGCGAAGGTGAAGGCGACACCGATTCCAGGCGGGCTAGTTCTGTCGCGCAACGTCCAGGTGAAGGCACCTGGCGGGATCGTGAACGAGGACTACGCCGCCAAGGCCGCGCACTACCGGGATATGGCCGAGACGGTCACCGACCGGACTGTCGCGGACGGATACCGAAAGCTCGCCCGTGAAGCCGACGCCAAGGCTGTGACACCTACCAGCTGAACCGGCGCGCGGGCACCCACACCTTCGTGAGGAGTGCCGTCAGTGGCGCCAACCCCAGCACAGATGTTCTCCGACCGGTCAGGCACTGCCGTCCTGGAGCGGTTCGAGGAGTACAAGGACCTGCTCAAGGGCTCGATCGAGCGTGCCGACGAGGGCCGCGACTCCTGGGTCGCGAAGTCCGCGGGCGGCACCGGCCAGATCCAGCGGAACGTCCGCCCGCCGAAGGACTTCGCCCAGAAGCGCGACGCCGACCTCGGCCTGCTCGACACCCTCGCCAAGAGCGTGACGGGCGACGCCCTCGCCGCGGTGCAGGGGCAGCTCGCCGAGATGCGCGAGCGCCTGGCCAAGGACTGGGACGCCAGCTTCCCGGAGACGGGCTCGCTGACCGTCCCCGCGCAGCTCGCCCCGATCGACCTGGAGGCGCCGGCCAAGCTGCTGGTGCCGCGCGAGACGCCGATCCTGAACGAGATGCCGCGGGAGAACGACGGCGTCGGCTCCGCGATGCAGTACCGGCGGATCCTCGGCTGGTCGAACTCCGGCGTCGGCGGGATCCCGGACCTGATGCCGTTCATGGCGTCGGAGTTCCCGTCCGCGCAGTCGACGAGCAACCTGCCGCAGTTCGGCGGCTACGCCAACACCACCGGCGGCGTCGCCTCCGGCGGCCTGGGCCTGCGGCGCGGCCAGAAGATCACCTACAGCGCCGACGCGAAGCAGATCACCTACGTCGAGCTGTCCCTGTCGGACGTGGTCTCCACCAAGGCCTACTACATCGGGCAGGGCTACCAGGACCCGCGCCAGCTGTCCGCCACCGCCCTGCTGTGGGCGCACAAGGGCGGCGAAGAGCGCGCGATGCTCTACGGCCGGGGCGCGACCGCGCTCGGCTACACGGGCGCCGTGGCCGCGCCCACCGGGTTCGTGGCCGCGAACGTCGTCACGGCGAACACCGGCGGGACGATCCCGAACGGCACCTACTCGGTGATGCTGACCGCGATCGCGGGCGGCGGCGAGTCCGCGCCGAGCGCGGTGGCCACCGGCGGCACCGCCATCACCGGCTCCAACGTCGGCACGGTGACCGTCACGTTCCCGCAGATCCCGTCCGGCGGGCTCGGCTGGAACATCTGGATGCTGAACGCCGCGACCGGCAACTTCTTCTTCCAGGCGTCGGTGCCGAACGGGAACCTGACCTACACGCTGACCGCGTACAACACCACCGGGCCGACCACGGCGAACACCAGCGTCGTCGACACCACCGCGAACCCGAACGGGTACGACGGCCTGCTGACCGTGCTGATGAACCCGGCCGTCAGCGGCTACGTCGCCACCTACGTCAGCAACGCGACGCCCGCGAACTCGGTCAACTCCGTCGGCGGCGGGATAACCGGCTCTACGGCGTGCGGCGACGGCCCCTGGCAGACCGCGTTCGCCGCCCTGTACGGCGCCTCGACGAACCCAGGCAACTACGGGATGAACTCCGGTGCCCCGTCGTGGCCCTGGACGTCGGGCACCGCCTACGGGCAGAAGCTGCTGGCCCACCCGCAGAAGGTCTTCGTCGACGGCGCGGTCCGCGCCGCGATGGGCCAGTTCGTCCGCAAGGCGGCCGGCGGGTCGACCGCCTACCGGCTCGTCATGCAGGCCGACGCCGCGACAGGCGGGGCGAACATCGGCGCGATCGTCAACGGGATCGCCAACCAGGTCACCGGCGACATGGTGGACTTCGACGTCCACCCGTACATGCCGGTCGGCAACTCGGTGATCTGGACGAAGCAGCTGCCGTTCCCGGACAGCGAGATCACCAACACGATCGTCGCGAAGAACGTGCAGGACTACCTGTACCAGATGTGGCCGCAGATCCAGTTCACCTGGGACGCGAGCACCTACCAGCTCGGCACGCTGGTGTTCTACGCGCCGGCGTGGTCGGGCGCCATCACGGGCCTGGTGCCGTGATGGCGGTCACCGTGAAGGTCAAGACCACCACGACCCCGACCGGCCAGGTGACGCTGACCGAGGCCGGGCAGTGCATGGGGTCGCAGTCCGAGACGAAGACGGTCAGCTGATGCCGAAGGTCATCGTGGCCGACGGCTGCCAGCAGATCGACGCGCCTTCCGGGCGCCGCTACTACGCCCGCGGCGCCCGCGCGTTCGAGGGCAGCGTGCGCGGCGGCGTGTTCGACATGAGCCCGTCCGACGCGCAGCTGGCGGTGCGGATGGGCGGTGCCGTCGCCAGCGAGGCGGGCACCTCCCGGCGGTCGCTCGGCTGGCGCTGCAGGGCCTGCGGCTTCGGGTCGTTCCTGAAGCGGTGCGGCCGGTGCGGCGCGGAGTGCGAGCGCGAGTAGCCGCGGTGCGGCATGGCGAAGGGAGGCGAGCGTGACCGCGATACCCGTCCTGGTCCCGCCGCCTTCCGGCGTGCTCTCGCGCGCCTACGTGACGAACGCGATGTTCCAGGGCTTCCCGCAGTGGCTGGACCTGGACAACCTGATCCCCGGCGGCGTCGCGGGGATACAGGCCGACTCCCTGGCCGACGTGCTGCTGGCCGCCAGCGACTGGGCGGTCGGCGAGTGCGAGGACATGCTGCTGCACGGGCACCTCGTCAGCGGCGAGCAGCTGCGCGCGCCGGTGAGCTCCGGCGGCCGGGTGCACGTGCGGCCCCGGGACATTCCGGTCCGGTCGGTGACCTCGCTGTCGTGGGGCGCCGACCCGTCGAGCATGAGCGCGACGGCGCTGCCCGACGCGAGCATGTGGTTCGAGCAGGGGCGGAAGATGTCCTGGGTCCCCGGCGGCGGCACCCAGTTCCGGGGGCCCGCGCTGCAGTTCGGGCCGCGCCTGAGCCTGCCGGGGCAGGTGTTCGTGAACTGGTCCTACGTTGCGGGCTTCCCGTTCGCGCTGATCTCTTCCCCGGTCAGCCAGGGCGCCTCGTCGGTGACGGTGGACGACCCTGCGGGCATCCTGCCGGGTGACACGCTGCGGGTCTACGACCCGGGGCAGAGCGACGCGGTGACGGTGGCGTCCGCGTACGTCCCGATGGTGCCCACGGTCCCGCCGACTCCGACGAGCATCCCGCTTGCCAGCCCGTTCGCCCACGGCCACGCGGCAGGGACGGGCATCACCGGGATGCCCTCGCGGATCCTCAAGGCGGTGATCGCCTACGGCGTCGCCTTGCTGATGAGGGAGGACGTCAGCGAGGAAGAGCCCAACTCGCCGTTCGGCCCGGCGGCGCGGACTACCGGCAGCGAGCGCGGCGGCCAGGCGGGCGGCCTCGTCAACGACGCGCGCTCGTGGCTGGCCCCGTTCCGTCCCACCTTGAGGTCCTGATGGCAGGGGACAGGCGGCTAGTCCGCAACGCGGTGGCCGCGTACTTCGGCGGCACGCTCCAGACGGCGGACGCTGGCATTTATTACCAGAATGGCCCCCTGGCCAGCGCGGGCCTGGGCACTGCGTTCCCGTACCTGATCAAGGGCGGCGCGCCGGACACCTACTACACGCTCGGCGAGGCCGACGGCGCAGCCTGGGGCGCGGTGCTGACGGTGCACCTCGGCCGGGTCGCCAACACCCGCGACTCCTACGGCGGCGCGACGTCCGGGTGGCGGAAGCGGCTCTACACGGTCACGTGCGCGCTCGACGTCATCAGCTACGCCGAGCACCTCGAAGGGGCTGAGGCGCCGCTGGACGACCTGGTCAACGCCATGGACGACCTGATCTACGCGGACCGGACCCTGGGCACGACCGGCCAGGACTTCCCCGGCGGGCGGCTGATCATCGAGGCCGGCGAGGGCCGCAACGGCATCGAGCACGGCGAGCCGGAGTGGGCCACCGAAGCCGACCGGGGCAGGGGCCGCGGCGGCATGAACTACACGTTCGACGTCCTGACCATGGTCGCGGCATAGGAGGCGTAAGTGCCCAAGTACAGGTACATCGGGCCAGGCCCGATCGAGGTCATCACCGGCGGCGAGATCACCCGCCCCGGCGACGAGCGCGAGTTCGAGGAAGAGCCCACATGGGGGCCGTGGGAGCTGATCGAGGAGCCGCAGGACGCGCCCGGGCCGCGCCGTATCGGCGATGACGTCCCCATTGGCGGCCTGCCCGCGTCGCCTCTCGCCGCGCCGATCACCCCGAAGGGAATGTGACCCATGGCACCCCCCACCACCTTCGGCGTTGTCGCCGAGCGGGAGGTCTACCTCGTCAAGGAGACGGTGCCCGGCACTGTCCCGGCGGCCGCGCCCGGCGTTCCCGTCCCGCTGACCTCGTTCAAGCCGGCCAACAAGCCGATGATGCTCTACGACGAGAGCTTCCAGGGCAACATGGGCGACTCCTACGGCGCCTACCAGGGGCCGCTGATCGCCAGCTTCGACATGGGCGGCCACGTAGTGGGCGACCACGGCCTGGCCGAGGCGGTCTACAACCTGCTGGGCGACTACACCACGACGGGCACCACGGCGAGCCCGGCGGGGGTTTCCAGTGCGCCGATCGCCGCCGGGGCAACCTCGATCACCGTCGCCTCGGGCGGGGCGTCGTTCACGAGCGGCATGTACGTGTGGATCCAAGACAGCGGCACCCCGGCCGCGAACGAGGTCGTCAAGGTCGGCAGCGGGTCGACGGCGACGAGCGTGGTGATCGACCCGTCGACGCCGCTGAGGTTCGCCCACCTGACCGCGACGCCGTTCACGAACACGACCGCCCCGTACACGCACGTGTTCAGCCTGCTCAACGGCAGCACGGGGGCGGCGAACGGCCCGGCGCAGGGGCCGACGCACTGCTTCACCGACCGGCAGGGCATCAGCGCCAACGGCGCCGACCAGTTCGCGTACGGGGTCTTCTCCGAGGTCACGCTGACCGGCAACGCGGAGAAGCTGCTCGACTGGTCGGGCAAGGGCACCTGCATGAGCCGGCAGACCGCGGCGTCGGCCGTCGGCTTCCAGAACGTGTCGAGCGTCGTGCCGTACCCGTCGTGGCGGACCGTGACCGGCATCGGCGGCCCGGCGTCCGGCGGCACGGCCGTCAAGTACATCGCCGAGCACAGCGTCACCCTGACCCGCGCGGTCAAGGCGTACAACACCGAGCAGGGGTCGCAGGCCCCGTACATCATCGCGAGGGGAAAGCAGTCCAACGCGGGCAAGATCACGATCGCCCCGGCGATCGACGACAGCTCGATGATCGCCTTTTTGGCGAACACGCAGCCCCAGTTGCAGTTCGTCAGCTCCAACGGGCTGGCCGGGGCGAACCTCGTGTCGGTGCAGGTGGACATCCTGCTCGGCGCCTACGACACGAACGACATCACCGACGGCAGCGAGCTGTTCGGCTTCGACGTGGCGTTCAAGCCGCAGCACACCGCCGGGAGCTCGGGCGGCATCACCATGACGGGCGCGTCCGGCGGCAAGGGCGCGGTCAAGGTGACGATTATCAATGCAATTCCAACCTACTGACCTCGCCATTTACCTCCAGGGACTCTCGCACACGCTGCCCCTGGCGGCAGCGGCGACGGCCATCCTGACAGCGAATAGGAGACCAGTGAGAACCGATCTTGAGTCCGGGGCCTGGGTGGAGCACAGGCCCATCCAGGACCTGCGGGCCAAGGACAAGGACGCCGTGTCCACGTCGGTGAAGATGGCGATCCCCATCACCGAGGAAGGCGAGATCGACCGCTCGCAGGGCCTGGCGTTCTCCGGCGCGATGCAGCTCGCCGCCCGCAACGCGGTCATCGCCCGCGTCATCACCGGCTGGTCCTACGACTGGCCGGTGCCGTACTACGAGGCCGGGGAGGTCCACGGGGCGGAGCTGATCGACGAGATCCCGATCGACGACTTCAACGAGATCGAGGAGCTGATCGCCCCCTACCTGGCCAAGCTCCGGCAGCGCCCGGACCCAAAAAAGGGGACTTCCTCCGGCTCAAGTGGGTCGTCCAGGGCAAGCGCGGCGCACCACTCCCGGACGGGCTGAGCCGCGAGGCGTACGAGGACATCATCCGGCTGATCCGCTTCGGCCTTCACCCGGGTGACGGCGGCGGCCGGATGTCGCTGCCGGTGGAGGTGGACACCTGGCTGCTGCCGGTGCAGCAGGCGATCGACAGGGCGAGGGAGGAGGCGAGCAAGGGATGACACCAGCTGAGCTTCCCGCCGCGCTCCGCCGCCTCGCCGCAGACGTGCGCGACAGGGCGGCGCTGGACGCCGCCGACGCCATGGCGCAGTCGTTCCAGTCGGCCGTCGTGCGGTCGATGACGGGCCCGTCGCCGTCGCCCCCGGGCACCCCGCCAGGGCGCCGCACCGGCACCCTCGCGCGCAGCGTGCGCGCCGAGCCCGCCAGGCTCGCCGGGGCAGGCAAGGCAGCGTCCAGCGTCGCCCCCCACACCGTCTACGCGCGCATCCAGCAGCTAGGCGGCGACATCTACCCCGTCCGCGCCAAGGTGCTCCGCTGGAAAGAGGGCAAGAAGTACCGCTACGCGAGGCACGTGCACCT